AGAGGACCTCGAGCATATGAGAGGCTTCGCGATTTCCGTGGTCCACGCTACGGACTTGATTCACGGCTATGCCCTGCAGACTAAAGCAGATCGTGAAGGGGACGGCAAAGAAGCCGCAGACTTCGAAAGAGACCGCTGATGAAAACCTTCTGGAGTTTCCTGATTGTGTTCTTGTTGATCGACGCATGGATGTACAAGCATGACGGCCCCAGTTTCATCTGGGGTCATGAGCAGCAAATAATCCAGGCGGTCAGTGCCGCAGTGCACAATGTCCAAAATCGCTAGTTTGAAGTTCGTTGTTTAGCTGTACTTTGAAAAAACGTTTTGAATAACCTTTCCTTTATAGACCTAAGCAAAAAAAATGAAAACCAAACTTCTCCTTTCCTTGTTGATCTGTGCTGGTTTGACGACCATTGCTCATGCTGATCCGTGCCATGTACAAAATTCGGGTGCTGATTGTGGCAGTGGTTCAGGATCGGGTACACCTGGACCTGTGGGACCTCAGGGTCCGCAAGGTGAAACGGGCCCTCAAGGGCCTCAAGGCATTCAGGGGTTGCCAGGACAAGACGGGGCTTCGGTATCTCAAGTGGATATCAATGGGCACACGGTTTCGACCCACCTGACGAATGGGTCAACTGTGACTGGAACAGTAACCGGCCTGGCAACCAGTTCGGAACTGAATAGTGAAACGAACCGGGCGCGGTCTGCGGAGAATGGCCTGCAGACTCAGATCACAGGTGTGAAAAGCACTGCAGGTCGGGCACTTGCGGCAGCAATAGATGCAGATCAAGACGCAGATGCTGCACAAGCGTCAGCCAACGCGGCAAATGCCGGAGTGGCAAAGAATACTGCGGCTATTCAGACCGAAACCAACCAGGCAAAAGGCGCAGAGGCCGGATTGCAAACGCAAGTAACGACGGCCACTCAATCCATCCAGACGGAAACGGGCCGGGCAAAGGGCGCCGAAGCTGCACTTGGTAGCCAGATTAGTGGCGAATCGAGTCGTGCCCAAGCCGCAGAGGCTGCCGGTATCCAATACACAAACAATATGTCGCAACAGACTTTGAACCTGTCGCATCAATACACAGATCAACAGGTCCAAGCTGGAGTGCAGTCGGCAAACGCATACACCGACCAACGAGTGCATGGTCTGCAATCACAGATCGACGGCATGAAGCAAGATCTGTATGGTGGAGTTGCTGCGGCGTTAGCGATTGCAGGATTGCCGCAACCTACCCAACCTGGCAAGTCTATGGTCAGCGCTGCAGTATCGACATATCATGGTCAACAAGGGTACGCTGTTGGATATTCGTATCTCACAGAAGATAGTAAATGGGTAGTGAAGGCCAGCGTAACATCTAGCACTCGCAATGACTTTGGTGCAGTGGTGGGTGCCGGTTATCAGTGGTAAGACAGGCAAAATAAAAGGGAGAAGGGGTGGATATGATCCACCCCACTGGCGTTTTTCTTCGGAGTTGATTCGTGAAAGGTCATAAATTCAAGGACATGTTTGTCCAGCCTGGAACAAAGTTGTTCGACGCTCTTGAATCCAAAGATTTGAAGTTGGCAGAGAAGTTGTACAAGGAAATGGATGCGGAGTTCAGAAAGTGGTTTCCTAACGGACTACCCGAAGTAGATCGTACTCGTATGTTCCCTATCGGGTATCTACTGCTCTCAAATAGCGATGGAGAATCAAATGATTGAGAAGATGAAAGACGCAGTGCTGCTGGCTGCCAAGATCAGAGAAGAGTCCTACGACAAAGTTGCGTACGCTGCTGCGTATGAAGAAGCGCGCGCGAAGATGAGAAAAGACTTTGGTGTAAAAGGTTTAGGTTTGGAGATGCAGCCATGGGTTGATCCCAAAGATTTCTATCGCAAGAGCCTGGAACAGGCTTGTGAAGAAGCATGGCCTGAAGGAAGTTTTCCTCTGTATTTGTTGCTCAGAACCAGTTGGAATGATGTTCTGGACTGGGCCGAGGAAAGATCATGAGGGGTAAAGGAATGCGAGTGAATCCACGGGTTTTCACTGTAGCAACCGCTCGTGAAGATTTGGTTAAGGCTCTTATTGAGATCGACAAGAAATATGAGTTGACCCCATCTGAGACTCTCTTGATCTTGAGTCAAGAGATGAGATTACTTGCCGAAAACTGTGTTCGATCTGAGAGGGGAGATCATGAGTCTGAAGAGCAAGGCCAAGGCCCAGAAGAAGCGTGACCGCTGTAAATTTCAACGTGAACAGGAGCAACAGGCGTTGGCTGCCAATGTGGAACGCCTGAAGACGATGACATCGGGCTTTGCACGCACGAACCGAACTGATGCAGACGTAAGAGCATTCGAGCAGGCGAAGATGCCGGTATACGCACAAAGTGCTGTCAAGGTCTCTCATGTCGAAAAGCGATTTATCGGTCCTGAGGAAAAACCTAAACAGGTCCTAAGTCCAGAGATGGCTAGACGAGAGCAACAGGCACAGGAGCGGTATCGGGAGATTCAGAAGCGAGTTGACATTGGATACAACAAGGGCGGGTTGATGTTGTTATCTGAAGGTGAAGTAGAAGCCATGAGGCGCGGCGAACTCCGGAGAAGATCATGAGTATGCACTACTACAGGGACTGTGCCTCCTATGAAGATCTTGAGGCCTGGACAAAGCATTATTCGGAACTAGGCTACGCGACGTACTCGAAAGGTCTTCGGCTCTACTACTTCGTGGCTGACTGATGATATTGAGAGGGAACCTATGAGTCCTCAGTTGAAAGCTTTGCTGATTTACGTAAAGAGTGCAGACAAAGATCAATGTTGGAATTCTTGGAAAGCAGTTCGTGCATCTGTTTTCGCAGAGATCTATCATCCCGAGATGTCCTTGGTAGACGTCATACAGGTGCTCTGTGGTCTCTACATAGAGGCGGTTGAAGAACCGAGATTTGAGTTGCAATCACCTAATAATCCGTACGGACTTAGCAGTAAGTTGCTGGCTCCGATTGTTGGCCTTCACTCTATAGATCTGAAACCTATCTCTGTGAATACACAGTATTCAATCGAACAGTTTTATGACGCCATCATTAGTCGGATGTTGGGGGAGTTGATTGGAGCCCGTATCGACTGGTGCCGCAAAGAGCTATGGGAGAGTTAAAGTGGATTACCGAACCAGCGTAGAATCTCGAGCTTTTAAGATTCGCCAGGATTGGAGTGCGTGGGACCTCACTCAATTCAGTGATCGATCCCTGGTCCAAACTTGGAGTGACTGGTTCTTGTCTAGAGACAGCGAAGGTATTTTTACCTTCATAGAAGACTTAGAGGAAAAGTACAACGTCAAGGTTCAAAGGAGAGAAAAATGATTAGTAGTGAATGGGTAGCCGCAGTCCTTATATGCGGAATAGCACTGTTGTTTGCAGTTGGAGTGGAAGTGTATTTCAGAAAGCTTATTCGTAAGGAGAAGGAAATGTCGAACAAAGGTCACCACCAAGGACATGGGCACCACAGATGCGAAGAGGAAGTTGTGGTGGAAGAGCGGATTATAGTTTGCCCTACGTATGGATGTTATGGAACCTATTGTTCAGGATTAGAGATCGACGTCATTGAGCGAATTGATTTCTCCTGGGACTGCAAATGAACCCTGAGCTATTCAATCTCTTGACCCGAATAGACCGTCTACTGTCTGACGTAGACAACTATGGGATTCGATCATGGATGGGATCAGAGTGGAGTTCAGAATTGGACCGAACACTACTAGATGTAGATAATCTTCTCCAGGAGAAAGTCGCCAATGACTGACGAAGCTGATTTTGACAAGTGGTTTGCCCAAGAGTACCCTGCACTAGCATCTGCGTGCTCTTCATCTCATGTAGATGACGGCGGGGGTATATGGACCAAACAAGATCAGGAATACGCAAAACAGGCACGAAGTAACATGCTTCGCGCATGGAAAGCTGCACTTGATCTATGGCGTGCCAAAGGGCTTCTCCCTAACTAATGACAAACGAGGATCAGAATGAAACACTGGCCACTTTTCTTTATGACAGTAGTAGCCTTGTTTTCGTTTTCATACTTGCAAAGTAGTACGTCAGATGTTCCACAACTGGTGGCGTTATCAGTTGGGAATGCCGTCTTAGCGTTTGTAGTCGTCTATGGATCTTTGTTGACCTTGGCTCCCCTGTTCAAGCTAAAAATCAAACTATCATGACCTTTACCCTGATCTTCACTGTCATCTTGTACACGAATACGTCATATGAAAAAACGCCGGTTCATATAGAACATGACTATCCGACTTTACAGGCTTGTCATCAGGCGTATCAGATTGCTCGTGAGCAGTTCTCAGGTGGAGATCCCAGACTCATGGTTGAGAGAATAGCAGGTACGTGTTTGAAAACTTCTGGAGGATAAGAAATATGAATTTTGAAAATAAACTCGAAGTACTAGACCGTGTACTGGGAACTGTAATTACTAAGCCTGGATATTCAGAACTTCCGTGGCTGATTTTATGTGCGGCTCAGACCTATCGTGACTGGGACCGTGCTGTCAAGCAATTAAAGATCGATGCCCGCAACCCAATTTCGTACCACCAAGTTTATTTGCTTGAACTTTGGTTGGACAAAAATCCTGAACCTCATCTGATCATAGTAGATGAGTATGATCCAGGTTTGCGCACTATTCTGCAACCTCTGCTCGTTCGGTTGAATGACCAAGGTCATAAGTTGTTTATGACCCGGTTGGAGCCCAAGTCGAATCCTAATACAGACGTTGTTCAGCAAACTTTGGACTTTATGAAGAAGGTGTAGGATGAAGACCAACATTAATGCGATACAGTTGATTCCAGATTTAAGAGATGAGACTGTTGCTTTTCATCTAAAGCAAGCACGAAAAAGGTGGTCCCGCCATCATGAGGTACTTGCCAAGTATAAGGGCAATGACGTGATCTTCACTGGCGACAATGAAGATAACTATCTTCTTTTAGTTCGCGATAATGTGATCTTGTACCTTATCAAGACCCATTCCACTAACATGGGAGGTCTCCGATATGGTCAGCAAGTGATGCTTATCAAGAATGCAGATCTACAATATAAACCACTGATTGATGGGTTTGCATCTTTCGCCTTCTTTAAAATATTGTTGCGCCGCTATCATCTTCTGCTGTCAGATCAGATGCAGACGCCTTCTGGCGCAAAGATGTTTAAGAACTTAACTGCGGCTGCCTTATCAAAATCAAAGTTCGTTTACCTATACGATAGACGGTCATCTCCAAACCGCTGGGTCCAAATCAGATCGATTCCAGATTTTCAAGTTCTGATTCCTAGAATTTGGGGTTCGTCAGAAGGACATCGACGAATGTTGTTGGCAGTATCAGATCAGGAAGTTTTGCCCACAAATCCTTCTATCGTTATAGAAAAGGTGTAAGATGAAAGACTGGCACAGAGGGGTACTGAAGGACCGGTTGTTCGATCTTCCTCGGGGCACCACAGTGATCTTGGCGGAATCGTGCTTGCGTCATCGGTCGATATCTAAGACCTACTGGATCATATCTCCGGAAATGAAGAAGGCGTATCACGTAGCGGACCTAGTAGCTGGCACAGATTGTAAATACTTGGTACGAGTTGAACGCCCTGCCAAAGATCAGCAACTCTGTGCCGAGCTCGCAATGAAGTTATGCAAAGAAGGCCAGTATGGCCCTAAACATCGTCCTGAGATACAGGACCTACTGGCACGGAGGTAAGAAATGCACGCACTAACAGTTGACGATCAAGGTAATGTAGCTCTCATAGACTTCATGGATATCCACACTCATGGGTGGCTTAGGTCAGTTAAGGGCGCCAAGGTCTACGAAACCGGGGAAATCCTAAAAGACGCACCTGAGTTGCATCGATTCTATGGACCTGTACTGTCTAAAGCCCGCCCTCTGTTTGCGTACCTAAAGGGCAGTAGACGAGAATACGGAGATCATGCAATCAGATTCAGGATAGGATTCTTGGCTAACAATGGTTTTTGCGTGCCAAGCCCCGAAGTGGTTGATGCCAACTATGAACTAGCAGAGGACCAAAATGTCTAGACCTAAGGTGAAAGTCGTATCAGTAGAGGAACAAAATTCTTTTGAGTTGCGACCATATCAACACCAAATGTTGGCCGTTGTTAACGAACAGATGAAGAACAGCCTATCTGTGTTGGAGTCTGGGTTTACTTTAACGGGTAGATTGATACCACCCGACAAAAGTTGGTTAGAATATTTTCAATCTAAATCCCGCCTTCATAGGAAGTTGAAGGAGCCTCTCAAAATAGTTTCTATGGAACTTTCCTTCGAAGATATAGAGGAACGCATCGCGCAGTGCTATGCCGGCTCCAAAGGAGACGATCAATGAAAAACGCCTTGAGGCAATCGGCTATAGCTATCGCTGCCTCGCTCACATCCGCGAGCCTAGTTTACGCGTTGCGCGACGATCCATTTAACTGCGGTGCATTCGTTTTTGGCACGACATTTACCTTTGCATGTTTGGCCTTTGCGATAGGAGACGGTCATGAGTAACGAGCGCTCCGATGAATGGGTAGAGGGCAATGACGCCTTTCACGAAGGCATGACCGACGCCGACAACCCGTACGAAATCGGCACGGACGAGGCGATGGATTGGTTCGATGGATGGAACGCGGCGCAAGAAGGAGACGGTCATGCTGACAACTGAGCAACGCCGAGCGTTAGAGAAGGCTGCCCAAATCGTTTGGGACAACGGATACATCGAACTCAAGTTCGAGTTGGAAGACATACTCGCCAGCGCTGCGCCTGCGGAGGTCGACAATTGGCAGCAGTACGCCAAAGAAGGCGAAACGGCGCAGCAGTGCATCGAGCGACATCGAGCCGAACAAGACGCGCTGCTCAAGCTGTACGGAAGAGCGGCGCCTGCTGCAGAGGCGGCAGCTTATGACGTGGCTTACGCGAATGGAAACCGAGGTCTTGTCTATCCGAAAGAACTGGCGCACATTGAGAAGGCTCGCATCGTGACTGGCTACATTGCTACGCCACTCTACTTTGCCCCGCAACCCGCCAGCGAGCAGCAAGCGGCGCGCGGGCTGAGCGATGACGATGACTGCCCGTCTACGCCAGCAAGCGAACGCGCTGCGTTCAACGCATCATTGCGTTGGCATTTGATCCGGTTGCTTCAAGCATGGCGGTACGGTGGCGACATGAGCGCAGTAGCATTGGCTGCGTTTGAGTGGGCTCGCACGAATAGCGTTGGTAAAGAGGCTTTCAAGGCCAGTGAACGCGCGGTCAAACTCGCCGCCAAAGGAGACGGTCATGCTGACTGACGAACAACAAACAGTGCTCGATACCGCCGTTCGAGCGCTCAATGAGAATTATCATTTCCCTCTCGCGCAAAAGCTACGCGCAGTATTAGCCAGCGCTGCCCCTGTTGAGGGGCGTGAGCCTACCGACTCGCCAAATCTCACAATCGAGGAGGGCCCGCGAGACGGGAACTGGAGGACATTCAAGGTCAACGGACACCGCGGCTTTATACGAATTGTTGGCCGCATGGAAGAGGATGAACAGGATTTGCCGTTAGGGGAGCAAGTGGCTCAGTTTCTCCTAACAGCCTCTGCCCCGACTATGAGCAAGGCGGACATAAAGCAATGGCGATGGGTCACTGCAAACGGCACTTGTAGCGACTGGCAAGATACTAGTGACGATGAGATTGAAAACTTGGCGGAAAATCCGCCGTCTAGGGGTGGGTATTACGAAGCCAGGAAGTTGTGCGTCGTATCTGTCGGGCGCATCGACCGCGCCGCTGCGGAAGGGGAAAGCGATGAGCAATAACGAGCGCAAGCCCAGTCAAGGTTGGCGTGTATGGGGCAACGACCGGTGCGACCACTGCTGCAATGGCGACTGGTGCGACGATCCAACTCATCTTGAACGCCAAGATTGTTCGTACTGCCTCGGGACAGGTGATGCCCTTTGGCTTAAACAACGCGGGGAAAGCGATGAGCAATGAACGAGAAAACACGGATGCAATGAAAGAAGCAGGAAAGGCCGCCGCTCAGTGGGTTAAGGGATTCATTGATCGAGCATCGAGATCGCCGACGCCCGTGGAAGCATGGTTCTCCGCGCTCGGATGGCAAGCCGCCCGCCAGTCTGCCGATGGGTGGCTTCGCGCGGTAGATGAGGCACTGGTCGTGACGCATCTGGGTATTGCCGAGGCGACAGACGATTACGAGGTCGCCAAGAAGAAGCTGGCGGCCCTCATTCAATGGCACGTCACGGTCGCGCTTGACCCGGCAGTATCGGAAGATGCCCAAGCATTGATCGATCAAGGTCGCCAGTCTGCCGGTGAAAATCGCGCACCTAGCGATGCTGCTACGGGGCAGGAGCCGGTAGCGACCGTTGAATCGTGGACGAACGGCAGCTACCACCGCAATTACAAGCTGACGTGGCACAAGGACGTTGAGGCTGGCACAAAGCTATATGCCACCACCTTCGGCGATAACGGGGCGAAGGATGAGAATGTTGTGCTAATCGGTCCGTAGTGCGCGCAGCGTTGATCGGACTTGCTCGGCACGTTCGCGCAGTTCCGGCTTACTCGAAGTTGCTTGGTGATATGGAAGAGGTGGATAAGGCGATTGACCTTCTCGCCGCTCCACATCCCTCGCAGCCAGCCGAAAGCAAGCGAGAAATTAATTTCGCCCACTACGAGGCCTATGACGCAGTCGAGAAACAAGTCGCGAAAGAAATTGCTGCGTTTCGCGAGATGATGTGCGATGACAAAAAGGAAAAATGATGGATGCCTCTGAAATTCGTACACTGGCCGATCAGTTCACGCTCAAAGATGGCAACGCCTTGGTCCAATCTCGATCAAAGCGGATTGTAACTCAATCGATAAAATAGGACATGCATGGACATGAGAACGCTAAATGAATCGCGTCACTATGAGGTATTAGTAAATGGTGAATGGGTTCCCGCACGCTGGGGAGCAGCTAGACGAAGGAGACATAGTTAGATGTTGTCCTCAAGATGTATTACGTGGAGTACCGACAGAAATGTTCGTACTGCGGGAGCAGCCTGCACTGCGAGTAGACCCCTGTAGTAAGACTGAGCAGTCCATAGACTAACTCAATTCTTGGAGAACCCCATGAAGACCCTTCTCGCCCGCGCGTCGGCTAAGGGGGAATGATGACGGATGACGAAATCCGCAGGATGGTCGTGGAAAATTACGACCCGTACGGACAGTATTACTTGGACCTATACGCGTTCGTAGACGACCTGCAAAACGCGGTGCTCGAAGAAGTCGCCGGCATGGTCTCACTCTACTTATCCGATCACGGTATCGATCAGGCGCGAGAGTGCTTACCGGACGCCATCCGCGCCATGAAGACAAAGGAGCAATCATGACCACCGATATAGACGACCTGAAAACGAACGAAGGAAATTAATACGAGAGCACTACTATGACTTTCCAACTAAGGGGTAATCGTGAGCAAGAAAACATTTGAGATCACAGATACAAAAGCTATTCGTGTCGAAGCTGTTGAAGTTCAAAGTCGTAAAGGGATTAGTATCCGTCAGTTGTACAAGACGAAGAAGACAGTAGATTGGCAATATGCAAAGCAAGGCATCATCTTACCTCTAGAGCAGGCAGAGGCTATAGCTAAGATGGTAGCCAAGTTTGCGACTTCTGATGCAACGTCGTTCAAGACTCTTGAATTCAACAAAGAATGATTGTCTGATCTAGGAGGTACGGCAATGAAACGTCCTGAATTCAGCCCTGGAGAACTCAATTTCTTAACTGAATCACCTGAGGCTCTACGAGCTTTGGCTGACAGGCACTCTATCTGGGCTGTAGAGGCCGAGGCCATGGATTTCTTGGATTCGGCTAGGCATCATGAACGACGACAGAAGTACTTGTTGGAAGTAGCAGAGTTTGTGCAGACAGCTCACGATCTTGGTGAGGACGTAGTGTTTGAAGGGGAGCCTCGTTTTGGCATGTAGTTCCAAAACCGAGGAGTTTTAACTAGTGGAGGAAAGTCATGAACAAACGTGAACTTAACGGCGGGGATCTTCAAGCTCTTTTTGAAAAGATTGCGAGCCACAACGGATTGAAACTCACCAAGAAAGCAGGCACTGCCACCTTCGAGGACGACGAAGTCCGGCACATCTTTACCGGCTTCCTGCTGGGTATTGTCTGTGCTAAAGAAAATGTAATTCACCCCGAAGACCTGACTATGGAAGAAGGACAGTGATGGCCCTTCCTGACAAGTGGACTAGGTCTGAATTCGTCTCAGAACTTACTCAACACCTTTCCGAAGAAGAGTGTCGGCGAGAACTAGCGTGGTTGATCTTCTATTTCCGAAACGCCGGATACAAGTTTGGAGATGAGGGTGACGACAAGAACTGGACCACTGCAGAGACGGCGATCTATATCATGGAGCGCTATAGGAAACAATCGGGATAGTTGATGAATTTTGCAAGCAACTATATTTGGGTCCGGACTCGATTCGTAGCCTAAGCTATAGTCGAGTCCGTTCTCAGTTGCTCAAGCCGAGCTGACTAGCGCTTTCGGCCACGTCTAAAAGGGGAATCACATGCCTAACATAACTCAAAGTCGTCTAGTTCAACTAGAACGTGCCAAAGATGAACTTCAGGATCTTCAAATTCAAGAGGCTATGAAGCCCTTCGTAGATGAATTTTTGACAAAGCTGGGAACTCTGTTGGCTAACAAGCCCTATGAAGAGTGGCCCCAAGAAGCAAAGATTGCCTTTCAAAGTACTGCTCGGGATATTCCTACTGGGGCCATCCTGTACCGAGATAGATTGCCCCAGTAGGAACTAAGTTAGTAAATAAATCACGTACCTAACCAACGACAAAGGTCAACAATGGATATCAATGAATATGGTTCACTAATCGGTTCCCTCCTACCCGAGTTTCGGGAAAGTGGTGCAGCGCCGGAGCAGTACTTTCAGTGGGCCATTCACAAGCAGAATTCGATTTATGAATTGCCCATCAATCTTCGACCGACCCTAGACGGCCTGAATGAAACGCCTTTGAAACGTATTCAAGGGTTCATGAAGACGCTAGAAAAAGAAATGCAAGAAGGCCACGAGATTATCGCAATGTTGAAGTTGCGCGACATTGCGTATCTAGATGATTCGCCCTGTACGAAGTGGGGGCTCCCGGGATATCACACGTTCTTTGTAGAACAAGGTATTGAAGATCAGAAACGACGCCATGCGTTAGCAGATGTGGCCTTCGAAGCGCTCATGAATACAGACGGAGGTGTAGAGGAACTTGGCCGTCAGATTCTGGTTATGATCGCAGATTGGCTAGGAGACCAGAATGTCTATCTTCGCAGCGAAGCCCTGAAGTTTGGTATCCCCCACGAGGCTGTGTTGAACGTCATCATGGGATCGAACTTTACTAAGCTCGACGAAAATGGGAACCCCATCAAGGACGAGAATGGCAAGTTCTTGAAGGGTCCGAACTACATGGCCCCCGAACGACACATTTACGCAACTTTGTTTGGCCTCGACGATCTAGTGGACGAACATTCTGCATCAGTAGAGGCCGTGGAGTTCAATTCAGGTGTTCTGGAACTTACCGCCCGCGACCCTATGCTGGACATGTTTTCAGAACCCGTGAGTGAAGATGACGAGATTTACGACGCACTCGATGAAGACGAGGTGTAAGATGACCTACAACTCGAAAGACTTTACAGCAGATGCCGTTAAAGAACTAATGGAGTCCGCGTATTCAGAGTGTTCAGACGAGCAGGATCTTGAAATCTTTCTATACGATCTTGACTCTATTAAAGAGTATCTACTGGACTTGATTCCCCAGGTAGAAGATCGACTCACTGAATATGAAGAGGAGTCTGCCGACAATGAAGATGCAGAGGAAGAGGAAGATGATTCCGTAGGTGAAGAGGATTCGAAATAACGAAAGGCTACCCGCTTGTACTGGGGTAGCCTTTTTGTCTTTGTACGAGATGTTCTCAATTTCATTCTAAGTTATCATCGTACCGGATAAAAACTATGAACCCTCTACTCGTGACAGCTAGTCAATTAGTTAGCCTCTTGGAGGCACTTTATATACTTGTGATTGATTATCACGACAATGGACCTGAGAGACGCCCAGATTCAGAAACTGAAGCAGAATTAAAGCACGTGGCTAAACCTTCAGTCGCGCAGTGGGGAACAGAGTTACCAGCTCTACGTGACGCCTTTCATGCTGCTCTGCAAGGTCGCAATAAGGCAGAACAGTTAGCCCTTCTGGGGGAAGAACTGCGACAAGAATTCCAGACATTTCGTTCTAATGAGCGTTATACCGCTCGTGAACTGGAGGTGTTGAAGGCACTTATAGGGTACCTGCGCACTGATTCCGATATTGCGTGGAAGAAGATTCAAAAGTTTGCGGGCCTGGTAAGCAATCCTTTCGTATCAAAACGAATGGCGCCCAAAGTTGGGACCCAAAGAAAGACTTCTGACAGTTTGAGACAACTCGTTTATGAAATGACGGGGCGCGACGATACGGCCTTGACTCTAGAGGAAGCCAAGCAAGTACGAGAACTGCAACCAGAGCACTACAAGCAATATCTGGTGTACCGCCGTGAGCACAACCAAGTATGGAAAGATGCTGCAGTCAATTACGTACGCACTTCAGGACATAAGACGGTTCCGTACCCTGAGTTGCTAGCCTTCTTGATGGCTAATGGTATCGATCATATGCTTCCTACTGGATTCACCGGGCAAGTGGACGATCTACTTCGCATGTACACACAGGACGGACATTTGATTGATGGTGTGCCATCGGTTATTACGTTCCCAACCATCCAGATGAACAAGAACTACGGTAAGGCCGGGGCTCCGGATTACGTATTCTTAGCTGTCAAGTCTGACGGTAGTGGAACAGCACCTTTCTACACTGTTGATTATAAGAAAGCACAAGCTCGTCATAAATTCGAGAAGGTGGCTGACCTGCTGCCCAAAGTTGAATCGATGCAGAAGAAGTGGTTCGCATTGATCAAGAAATTCAACATTCAAGATCCTCGTTGTGTGGCTGCCGTCGAACTAGAGCTTCTCTACGAATTCTCTGCGCGAGTGGGTTCTGTGGGCAATGCCGCAGGCGGGTCTTCTACGTATGGCATCTCAACGCTGCTGGTCAAGCACGTTACAGTAGACGGGGCCGGTAACATCGTAATCCGCTACAAAGGCAAAGATGGAGTGGCTACCAAACACGTGTTGATGAAGAGCGACCCGCAACAGAAGTACGTGATCCAGGCTTTGATGCAGATGATGCACGATAAGACTCCACGGGATCCTCTCTTTACCTATTTGAGACCTACCGGAAAATGGGTTAGGGTCACGGCCTCTCAGGTCAATCAGTTGTTTAGGTCCATGGGGGCACCGGAAGGAGTTACGGTACATAAACTTCGTACCGTCAGGGGCACTCATGTATTTCAACAGTTGATGACAGAGCTGTTGGAAAAGAAACCACCTAAAGATGAAAAGAAAGCCCTAGACCTTTTTAAGAAAATGGCAGAGGCTGTGGGCAAGATCCTAAACCACGTACGTAGAGGCCAGTCAGGAACTAAAGTAACAGGCGTCACTGCACTTACGTCCTATATTGATCCCACCATACAGTTAATGTATTTCCATGAGCTTGGACTGCGCGTGCCAAAGTTCCTGGAAAAATATGATGCCTCTAAAGTAGAGGGATAATAATGATCCTTCATCAAATCTTCTTGACGCTCAAGGACAACAGGGAGAATGAGATTCGACGACAACTGGAACTAGGTGAAAAGTATCTAACTGATCATCCAGGTGAGGTCTCGTTCGCTGCCTCTACTTTGGCTCATGGACTGAAACGGCATAAGCAAGTTCAGTATCTACACAATGAGCAGAACTTTGATGTAGCTTTCCACATTATATGGAAAGACGTGGCATCTCACGACGCGTACCAAGTTTCTGACAAGCATGTTCGGCATTTTATTCCTCTGTCAAAGTCCAACTGGACTGAAGTCCGAGTGTTTGATACAGAACTTCAAGGATAAGAAATGAAGATCAACTCTGCTCAAAGGTTGAAGACTACTGCACATAAAGTAGACGAAGTGTGGAAGCCGGGAGTGCGTGGTTATCACGAAGCTACAGGTGCTATCATTTTGGCCGAAGATACAGGACGTCTGCTCTTGCAATTACGGTCTTCTACGTCGCATTGTCCGAACACTTACGGACAGTTCGGGGGCTCTATAGACGGAAACGAACAAGTCACCTCGGCATTGTGTCGTGAGATCCGAGAAGAGACTGTCTATACAGGACCTCTGAAGCTCAGACCTCTTATGGTTTCGAGAGACCCCAGACGTTCTTTTGTGTACTACAATTACTTAGCTATAGTTCCCAAACAATTCGAGCCACAAATCAACGAGGAATCGGGTGGATACAAGTGGTTCAACTATGGAGATTGGCCCACACCACTCCATCCTGGCTTAGAGGCACTTCTTAACGATCGGCCTTCTATGGCAACTCTAGAATATTTCCTGAAGAGGATACTGAGACCATGATTATAAATTCCACAGCTCGGTTGAAGGCTACTTCAGTGTTTGCCGCTCGGGCCGATGAAAGACGGGCCAAAGAGTTTCTAGAAGCCAACGGATTCAAGGGCGTGAAGTTCAGGAAGGCCGTGGAGGATTCTATCAGCTTTCACTATGAGTCCTACGACAAGAAATATCTTGAACAGCATCTGGGTAAGCCTACTCTGGCCTCTGGTGGACAAATCATCTACAAGTTTGGAACTGCGGGTAACATCTTCATAAATGAGGCGCAGAAGTTCGTGGCTCTCAAGAATAAAGGTGGTGCACAGGCACTGTCCCCGATAGAGACTCATGTTCCTGCACCTAAGGCTCCAACAGTTCCACCCAAACTGCCAGAACCCAAAGAAGAGCCCAAGAAAGAACCAACTGCCCTACCACCTACACAATCTCCTAATGTACCAGGTGCTAAGGATAACGATGATAGCCAAGTACCTGTCACTCATATACCTGAGCAGTTGCAGAAGATGTATGCGTATGCGCAAGGTACTGACAATTCTTCATACCGGTTGCAGTTCATGAAGAAGCTTTGGCATTACTTCAATAGTGCCAAGTTTGGAAACCGTCTACAAGAGCCGAATTTCAGATTGTTAAAAAATCAAGCTGCTTCAAAGATGCGGCTACGTGGCAGGTGGTGGCCGAATTCCAAACTACTTGAAATGGCGCCTAGAACGTTCAACGCTTCACAGAACTTCTTCAATGAGATTTTCCTGCACGAGATGTGCCACCAGGCTACGACTCAAATAGACGCAGCGGACGGTCATCCAGAGGAACGTCGTAATAAAGGTCATGGACCTATTTGGCAGAAGTGGATGAAACACGTAGGTCTCAATCCACTGCGGTTCGATCCTAATGACAACTCCACCTATATGACGTACGAGGAACGGGGAGAGCACGAAGCTAAGAAGGAACGTCTAAAAGAAGCAGTAGAGGAAATAAAAGAGAAGGGTCTACGACGCATGTGGCGCATAGATGATCCGTGCTGGGCTACTGTTCTGTGGAACGGAAGGATCTATAACGGTATGGTGGCTGCCCCCACTGGCGTAAACCGTGCTAAGTATGCGTTCGTCGATACCAAAGAGTACCTGCATGGAACTCGGTTTATGCTGGTTCCAGCCACTTGTATTTTTGAGTTTGCAGGTTCAGAAGAAGAACGAAACAAAGTCAAAGATCAGATGGAAAGAAAGATCGAGATGGTCCGCAGTCACTACGTACGCAAGAAAGAAATTAGACAGATGAAGAAATACTACAGAACTGGTTTAGGATTCTAAGGAGAAGATGATGCCGACCTCAAAGATCAACAAAGACGCCAGAGAGGGCAAGGGTTCCAAGAAGACATTGGAGCACAAGTGGGATGAAGCTAAAGACGCGGCAGGTAAGAAAGGCGGCAAACAGAACTGGCCGTTAACTATGTACATTTATAAGAAGAAGACCCATCAAGCGTCTGCTGAAATCTCTGCTTCAAATGCCTTATCTAGATTGAAGGCTACTGCCGTAATTGCTAGTAATCCGGCAGAGGCAGGTAAGCTTCTTCAAATGCTTACAAAGGCACTGGGTAATAAGTACAAGAAGAAAGAGGATAAGTTTAGCGATACCGTGTTCCAGAAAATTACCTGGAACCTGGACGGCGCAGACGTGGCACTTACGTTAAAGCAGGAAGGCGAACTAGGTAACACCCTTTGGTTTCAACTCAGTTCACCTGATACTAATATCGCAGCTGGAGAAGGTAAGACAGCCAAAGAGGCAGTGCTGCACTTTATCAAGAATGTTAACAACTTCAACAAGCAAACCGGCACCAAGGCCCAGGCCACACGAACTCGTGATGCCAAAGCAGTAAAGATCATGAATGATCTGGCGCAATCCTTGCAAGGTCAGCTCTAATAAAGAATATCTCTAAATTTAATCTTGAATTTACATCAAGCCTCTATCAAAGGAAAGATCATGAAGATTAATGCTGCAGCACGTTTGAAAGCAACTCAAGTCAAAAGTGCTTCTGGTTCACAACGTTTGAATCAAATCACTAAAAATCTGAAAGATGGTTCTCTATCTTTAGATGATTTTTATACCCTGTGCGTCATGGCGTTTGACCAGAACGACAGGGCTGAACAACGGCTACTGCGATTCGCTGCTGAGCACGCGGGGGGACCAGGTGAAACTTCAGCCAATAAATTTCTTCGCGCCTATGATAAAGCTGCAGATGAATATCTCTAAATTTAATCTTTAAAGTTGCGAATAGTAAATAAAACATACCAATAACAAATCTGACGGACCATGGCTCGGAACTTCAACAATCACTTCGACAAACAAGTCAAACCCCACCTAGAAAAACTCCACCAGAATGCCGCGTGCTTTGGTAGCATCGATAGAGCGCGAGAAAAGATGAATCAGGTCTATGAAACAGTGCAGCCCCAGTTGAGCAAGAACTGGGAATCACTGTGGATCGGCCGTTCTCTTCTGTTGAAGAACTCGAAGTTGAGGGTGACTGTGAAGATGACGGCTACCAATGAAGTATTCGTAGATCGTCGAGTAGGGGTCCACGATTTCAAGTCGGATAAGTATGTATTCAAGACCCTAGAAGAAACAGTAGAGAAGTTCCAGCAAGTCCTCACTCCATTCCTAAAACCCTTGGATGCTTTCCAAGCGGCATAATACGGCCTTGACCTCGCAAATTTCATTCTATACACAGAAGTTTGCGAGGTCAAAGTGCCTTCCATCGTCAGAACCAATAATCGCACTACCCCAGCCAATAATATCAACGCAGATGTAGCAGAGCGTGCAGTATCTGAGATCGTACCGGTGTTTCAAAGACGGTACTACAACGCGTTTAGAATTCAGGGCATTGAGGTCATGGCCTACAACCGCCTGACTTCTGGTCGCAAGTGCACTTGTCAGGCCAGTCGTAAACAGCTCAATGGCCTACTAAACGAAGACGGTAAGGCCAGTCCAGGCACTATCAATCGTCTTCTAACAGGTGACTTAGAATTCGATGTCACCCCTTACGGGCAAGCTTATGGGGAAGTCAATCCTCTAGCTGCAGGTCCCAACGGTCAGACCAGTCCCTTCGATCTTAATAATCCAAATCAAGGCGTATTCGACATAGTAACTCCAGACGGATCTTTTCCGTTTGCAGATGTACAGCCATATGGCGATGCTTTTGGAGACAACGGTCCTTCGAACCCCGTCAACATAGATGACCTAGTAGGAGATTTCGATACTTCAGTTCTCGGATTCTCAGACGTGGCCTGTCCTATATGCTTTGGATCTGGGTTTGTCGGAGGCTTCTCTCCTCTTCATTCAAATAGACGAGTCTACACTGTTTCTGATCTATCTCTAGTTCAAGGTGAAATAGACGTTACTGAACGTCCTTGGGTAGCCCGAGAAGTCAGAGGATTCAGTCAGAAGATAATGCTTCCTAGAGGTGCCTTAGCAGTAGACTCCTTCAAGGTGTGGAACAATCTAAAAATAGTGCCTACCCAGTTCAGCATTGACAATCAAGTGATCAACAACTTGTATCAAGTGCTGCAGTATTGTGACGGTCGCCCTCACCTTATTTCTGCCCAGTTCTCCCCCGCACAGGACTTCACACATTTCGAACTTCAGTTCACAATGTCCAGTGAGTCGTTGTATTTTGAATTTCCTAAGCGTCCTAGCTCTGCTGACACGTCTTTGCTAGAGCAGATGGAACCTTTCCAGATCATCATGAGCCCGAATATTCCTTTCATAGAGGCCATGGACGTAATAGTAGAATCTCAACTGGGAAAGGTCTTAGTGGTTCAGAACGTCAATCCATGGACGACCAGACAGAGAAACATACTAGGACCTGAATGTCAGGTCAGAGTCATACAGCCTCAGGAAATATTCAGGATCTTGCCTGCTCGAGGTCGAATTCCCACCAAGGATGCGACGACCAAAATGGTCCGCGACAACGGGTATGGCGCGTCAGATCGCACTTAAGTCTCGAATTTTATTATACTATTTCACCGTATTAGAGTGAGTACAACTATGAAGATTAATGCCGGCCGGCGCCTTAAGGCTACTGCAGTGCAAGTTCAGATTCAACTCAAGAAAGAACAAATTAAAACCAAAGCGGGTACCCGCCTGGCAAACAAAATTCAGGCTGCTCGTCCCCAAAAGGTGTGTGCAGTTGAGCTTCCCAAATTCCGCTACATAGAAGACGTCAACCGCTATTTGGACCAAATGTCGAATGAGATCGACGAACTGGATCAACTGATCAAGATTCAACAAAAATCATTGGCCTATCTTCGTCGCCCTATGGATAAAGTGCGTGCATCTTTAGTTAGTGCAGCCACGTTCGAATTCGACATCAGTCCTGACGCAGGGGCCAAGCGCACTCACCTTAAGCGCAAGATCGACCCCGAGTTGACGGAAATCGTTGTTCCGAATATCAAGAAATTGAAGGAGCAATACGGCCTGTCGGAAGATCTATACGAGAAACACCGCACACTAGAAGCCATTGAAACTCAGTTGGCTATGCAGTTCCCAGATAAGCGAGGTCCTGCATACGAAGAGGCAGTGGGCTCTATTCGCAAGCTCAAGACTAAAGTCGGTGACCGTCTCAAAGAAGTCCTAGGGTTCTTGAATCAAGTGGCAGCAGAGCACGTACCCCGTACGTTCAAGCGCTACATGGAAGCCATTGTTCAAGAGGTGCAAGAGCATGTGCTCTTCGAATCTAACCAGGTCTTCCTCTATGTTTCGGCCACTCCAGAAGGTCAGTTGGTCTTTACTTACTATCTGATGTTGCAAAATGCAACTAACGACGAAGGTCAGGTCACCCCTCATCTGTATATTTCCATTCAGTGGGTAGTGGGTGCCTCAGTTCATGTTCAAATCAATCATGAATATGAACTACCTAACCAGTTGATGCGTGACCCTGGAACCGAAGTTAGTTCAGCAGGAGAGGCCGTCAAGGCCATTTCGCATCTCTTGGATATGGAAGATTTCGCCACTTCACTTGGAACTGTACCGTTGGCAACCCAGTTGAAGATGGACCCTTCGAGGATTACCGAGGGCATGTTCACCTACAAATCCTTCATCGACAAGCTTACAATCGATCAAGATAAGTTGGTATTCCATCTGCGTAAAGGTACGACTCCTGAACAGATTGATGAAATCAAGTATCCTCTGTACCAGGAGGTCAAGGAACTGTTCAAGAAAGCTCGTTCAGCCAAGTTGCGTATGCGTGTCAGTCCTAAGGAAATCGAATTCACGATCATCAACGTTGCCAAAGAGGGCGAAGTCAACTATGGTGATGCAGAATTCCTGAAGGACAAATTTGGTCTCAATGACTCCCAGCTGAGAAAGGTTGTTAACGTACTCAACCAGGGCAAAGGTGAGTAAGATGATAAAGATCAATGCCGCTCATCGATTGAAGGTTAGTGCCAATTGGTTTGATTCTCTATCAGAGTTCCAAAAGAAAGAATATGTTAAGGAACACCCAAATTCAAAATATTCCAAGGGATGGAAACCTAATGCCGAAGAAGATATAGAGGATACATTCGAAGAGGGGGAAGCTGAGGAATTCGAAACTCTTGGATCCCGACTCAAGGCCTTTATTGTCGAAGCCCTAGGTGGGACCCCAAATCGAGTGTATAAAACAAAGAAGGGTTTCATAACTGGGATGGATTTTCCAGATGAGAACGGCAAAGAGCGCAACGTTAAATGTACTTATACCAAAGGAGCTCTTGCTGGAAAAGGAGAAACTCCTTACGGGTACTGGAAAGACGAAAACAACTACGTTTTTATGAGTAAGAAAGAATGGAAGTCTCTCAACAAAGAGCAGAAACGTAATTTGGAAGAACGTGCCAAGACTTATGGTATAGGAACTGAAAAAGACAAAGGCTCTTTTGCAAAAGGGGTCAAGACACACAAGAGTCTTCTGAATAAGATGCTTGGAGAGTAAGATGAAAACAAACTCAGCACACCGACTACTAGCGACTTCGAAGCTGAGCCCCCAGCTGATCCAACTGTCCACAGTATTGCATCATCTGAAACAACATAAGTTGAAGGCCGATTTCTCTGACGATGATAAGAACATGATTATCATCAGGGGATCAATGGCAGGTGTGCTGATGGGTCTTTCGTCGTTCGGTTGGGGACACTCTGAGCCAGAACCTGTACTCGGTGGCCTATATACTTGTGGTGAAGCTGTAACTATAGAAGCACAAATACCCTTGCGAGTGATTCAGACGTCCATAGACAGAGTGCTGATAGTACTCCACACTCCAGGTCCGGAGATCCAACATGCCGGTTAAAGAATCTACAGATCTGTACCAAACTGGAGACAGAGATTTCTCTGAAGAAGATTCGACGGAAGAAGACCAACTGCCTATGGGCCTGCCTCCTGGAATAGGACCCTCTGTGCATAATGTAAATACAGTGGTTCAACCGAGTATAACCGTACAATCCTCTATTCGTCGTCTGACGGCCACCAAACAAGTGGAATCCATGCCCATACGTAAGGGCGTGAACTTGAGTAAAAAGCACTTCAATCAAGACCTAAAATTTCTAGAAAGAGATCTTACTAAGTTCAACGTATCACCCCTGGGAAAGAAAGATGGACTGGCCTTATTCTGGTTACATGATAGACGGCTGCCCACTTTCTACTTCCGCAATGAGCAGAAAGAAATAGTGGGGTACCTTACGGTATCTACTGCTGAAAATAATACAGTGAGTGGGGTCTTTTTAGATGATAGATATAGAGGTCATGGACTTGGTACTGTTCTGTATCTGGCCGCAATACGAGTTCTAAAACGTCTTCGTTCGTCTACTGATATAGGAATCATGGCTGTCCGAACCTGGAAGTCGATTTCCAAATACTATCCAGTGAAGTTGTGTAATGACGCGGATGATAGTCGGGTCCCTTATACGTGGGATGATCGTGGTATACCGGTCACGAATGATCGACCTATAGACAAGCAACCTGGATACTTTTATTTTCTAGTTGGGAAATAACATGTTGTCATCTCTGTCAGTTCAATCCTCTATACGCCGTTTGCAGATGACTGCTCAAAAGGTGACTCCGGGTTCTAATATGAACCAGGCAGGGTTCTTTGCTATGGATAATAGTTTAAGTTCCTGTCTTTCGGCCGGAGATCCTATTACGTCTTTGGGTAAACGCGGGAATTTATCCTTGTTTCACCTAGATGGAAGTGATAGCGATTATTATTTCCTCGTAAGAGGTTCTGACCCAAAAGGCGAACGCATAGGGATTCTGGGAACTAACCTAAAGAAGAATAAGGTTACGGGCGTTTTTGTTATTCCGAGTATGCGAAATAAAGGCCTCGGCACTGCACTTTACCTGGCTATGATTCATACCAAAGGAATGGTACGTTCTGATCTAGATTTCGGCACTGATGCTTGTAGGACTTGGAAATCAATTTCTAAATATCACACGGTTAAGTTGATCGACAACAAAACAACTAAGCCAGTTAGTTTTGAATGGGGAGTGAATGCCATACCCGTGGTTAGTGGATATCCGATAAACGAAGGTCCGAACATAAAGCGCAACTTCTACTTTCTAGCGGTGAAATAACATGGCATCAACATTACCATTTGTGTACTGGAAGGATCCGAATCAAAGTTCGATCATCCAAGCAGACATTTCGTCCTTGATTCTTCAAGGTGAGACCTTAACGTCCATCAATGCCCTAGCGGTCAATCCTGCGTCTACCCCATCTCTTACAGTATCCATCAACTCGGGAACTAACCCCCTGGTTACGATGAATTTGACGGGCGGTGCGGACCAAACGACCTACGGATTTCAACTCCAGGTCACGACCGACGCCAGGGTCTTCTTGGTTCAGATAGCGATTTCCGTGTACTCTAATGCGGAGTTCGCGCCCTACACTACCCAGAACCCGCAAGCGTTCCAAGATCTAGTAGATCAGATCGAGGTAGGCAATGCTGCTATAGGTACCGCGATCTTCGCCTTTCCACCACAGATTGATCCTCGTGGTGGTTTCGTCATCTATGAACTATTGTCAGAGGACGGCACGGTCTACGCTTCGGGCAACGCCTTCTCTTACCAAGTGGTTTCGAACGGGTTGTCGAATACCGTCAAGGCCCAGTGTGTAATCGTCGCACCTACGACAATGCCCGCTTCGTTAAACGACCAGCATTATCAACTGCGATACATTCTAGAACTGCCACAAGTGCAAGGACTACCGACGGATCCTACTACAGGGCAAATAAGTCAAAACACTTTCTTCCAATTCGAGAACATCCGAATCGTCGGCCTGAACACAGTTCCATTAGGTGTCCAGCCGACAGTAGAGATGCAGGGGGCCCCGGCTACTTTATCCTTAGTGACCGACCGACTTTACGATTTTGTTACCTTAGAGCTGTGGGCGAACGGCACACAGTTGGTAGCCCCGGTGCGGATAACCGAATATCAACGTACTTCAGATGGTTGGTATTGGGCAGGTGTGGTTGACACAACTTCGTTGATGGTTTCCTTAGTACCCTATTCTGTGATCTGGAAGTATTGGTCTTCTGCGAATCAGGCTCTAGTCTATCAAGAGAACACAGAACTGTACGTGACTAATGCTTCGATCATGACCGCTGTCAATGACGTGCGCGCAAAGGTCAACAAGTCATTGACTACTTTGTACGGGACTCCCGATTTATTGTACACCAACGCGACGGTCATGACCTGGTTACGTCGTGGCGCAGATGAGTTTAATGGTGCGTACGGACAGTTCACGTCTTTCACTATGACTAATGCTCTGGGTGTCGTTCGTGAGTACTGGTTGCTCTGCGCAGAGAAAGCGGCGCTGGCGTCGCAATATCTCGCAGAAGGAATGAAGGCTTTCAATTTCCAGGGGGCCGCTATTAGTCTAGATGTTGATCGTACCCAGTACCTTGATTCTGCAATGAACCACATTCAACAGCAGTTGGACAACGAACTAAAACCCATAAAAACCAACTTAATCATAAAGGGCAATACGTCTGGCGACGGTAGTGTAGGTGCAAACGCAGGTGCTCTCCAGATAGGAGCTATCGGTGCCGTAGGTATCACAATCACAGCTGCGAGCATGTGGGGTCGTGGATATCCCTACGCTCCATTTGGCTTGAATGGAATACCTCAAACGCAGCAGGGGTAAAATATGTCTACTAATCCAAAACTACTCAAATTCTTAGATACGTTAGATGAAAATCAACTAAAGTTCTTCTTTATGACATTCCCTTACTATATCTCAGATTGGTTCAACATGAGCTATGGCGGCATCCAGAGTGTAGCACCTTCTTTTACTATGTCTAAGTCAAAGAAAGTAGTGTCTCGTATGGGGACCCCCGAGATTTTTAAGGACTTTCTCGTGGCTTGGTATCACCTGAGACAGATATACCCTCCAGTTGCTGCTAAAGGAAAGTGGATCTATCGTTTGACGGCAACTAGAGAACTGCCTTCAACGGATAAAGTTGTGTTTCAAACTAAAGATCAGCATAAGGCAGCAACGTCTTGGACATTGAATCCTAAGCCGAAAGTGTATGATAGAGTAATTCCTTTTAATACTGTAGATATTATTCTATCCACTAAGCTACAAGGATCAAAGCATGTAATGTTCGACTTTGAAAGTGCCCAGACCCTAACTGAAGATGTATTAAAGTATTTAAAAGGGGCTGAAAAGTTTTCTAAGCTAAAAGCTCATGAAATTACTTATGCTGGGTCCTTGTGGTCCAAGGTGGAGGCAACTATAAAAGACTTTAGGGGAGAGAAAGAAGTAGTTGTCTACTTGAACAACAAGGAGAACTTGATCTGTGATTGGGTAGGGGTGAAGGGATGAAAATCAATTCACTTAAACGACTCACGGCTTCTTTCAAGACCCGACGGCGTGTTCTAGCCGCCTCGGAATTGATGAAAGAAGGGTCCTACAACATAAGTACTGGTGGTAACTCTTTCAAGTTCCATAGTCCAGTTGAGGCCTACGAGAAGGCAGCGGAGTTCATCAAGAACCTAATGCACGATGGGTTTAAATTCAACCCTCGTGGAACTATGTCTGATAAGATGGACGTATTCAACAAAGGTGGAACAGAGATCTCAGTATCTGTCCGGAACTCCATTCTTAACATCGACCTATTCTGAGACCTTATGAAGCTGACTGAACTAGATCCCCACTGGCTGTTAGATGACGAAGGGCGCCGAGTAGGTTTTATCTTTAGATGTCCGATTGAGAAAAAGCAGTGGTACCAGTCGTGCAAGTTCATTCCACTCGGTATCAGAGAGCAGTGGAGACTGATGAACAAAACACATCCTGATCAGGAACATTTTTGTACTAAGGTACAACCCTGCAATCCAGAAATGGCATGGACTTGCACTCCTGAGCCTGAGGAGGCGACGTTCGAAAACCTGACGATCACCCCGTCTATAGATGGTTCTGCAGGTGGTCTATGGCACGGATACATTACCAATGGTGAAATCAGATGAAGAAACTTATTCAAGATTGCTTGACTGAGAACGATGGCAAGTCCTACGATATAACCAGGGTTATAGTGGCCTTGGTAGGGGGTTCCGGATTCCCGACATTCCTGGGTTGTACGATCTACAGTGTGATCTCCAGCACTGACCATCATTTTGATATGCAAAGTTTTGGGATCGCTATGGGGGCCATTCTGGCAGGGTTGTGTACTGCAGCTATCGGCATAGGACAGAAACAGAAAACTGATACTCCAGGCCCTCAATAGCCTAATTTGATGGATATGTTTAGCAGTATTGATATGGACGAAAACAAGATGAAGAAAAGGAAATGTCGCCCATGCGTATCCGAGCGCACGAACGTCTTAAAGCAACTGCAGGTCTAACCTCTTATGAAGAGAACACGGAGGTGCATGGAGCTTTTGATACGACCAAGTCGAAAGAGCTTCAACACCTACAGCAAGTTCTCAGGCGACACGGGGTTATCTTTAGATATGACGTACATCACCTTTATCATAAGTCAAATCCTAAAGACATAGATGATGAAGTTCAGATCGTGCTTAAGTGCGTACACGATCTCGGCCATAACCCCAGAGTGCGGCCCAACACTTTGAATCAAGAACGTTTTAGCATTAAATGCCAAACCGAGTTGGTGATCCAACGATTGGTCTACGACGTTCGTATTTTCTACTGTACTACTTAAGGAGGACGAAATGTCTTTTTCTACTGCAGAAGCACTGACTACTTTACAGACACAAGGGTACCCAGTTGACGCCGAAGGTGTCTGGGGTCCTATCAGTCAAAACTCGTGGTGGTTGTTTACCCGTTCAGCTTCTTACACTGCCGGTATCGTACTTGAAGACACTAAAGTCGATTACGAATTTGCGTATCAAGGCGTAGTGGATCAAAACTTTGCACAAGGAGTGGCTGCCGGTACGGGTTATTTCGTTGTTCCCTCCGTCGCTTCGTATGGTTCTTATGCCTCGTATGCGGTACAGTTCGCACTGCGTGAATCCGGTGGGAAGGCTGATTCTTTTGATTGGAATTTCGGAGACAGCGGCACGGCCACGACCACTGTTCCAAGTGCAGTTCACGTCTATTCAGGATCAGGTACCTATCATGCGCAGGTCACGCCTTCCGTAGGTGGACATGCAGTGGCGACCCCTTTCGGCTTCTACGCTTCGGTGTAAACTATGTGGGTCAGGCGTGTTCGTTCGGGCCCTCGTAGGGCGTCTGGAACTGCTTCTATTAGAAGGGATTCTTACTTTACAAAAGATGGCATGAATACACGTACTGGTTGGTACGAGATTCAGAACACGGTTTCGAAGAGAAGTGGTGGACGGTGTGAGGCACAAATTGGTGGACAGCGTTGCACTAACAGTGCCAAAGAAGTTCACCACATAACTCCTTTAAGTAGAGGTGGTGCAAACTCAGTCTCTAACTGTATTCACTTGTGCTCGACGTGCCACGACCGACGCCATCATCATTTATTTAGAGGACGAAGGAAATGAAGTTCAAAATCAACGCAGCACGGAGATTGAAAGCCACGGAAGTCAAAGCTGCTAAGAGGATTAAAGAAAAGTCAGCTAGGTTTGCAGTTGAGATCGTATATGAGGATCTCTTCGGGCAATCTCTTGCGCGCAACCACGACCTCAATATTGAGACCTACGTAGATGGCGCTTCGTTCTATGCAGTAGACAAAGTAAAAGCAAAGTATCAAGCTCTGTGGAAGAAGGGCATTGAGAAGCATGTTAAGAACGGACAGTTTGAAGACTCTCAAGGTGCCAGCACATGGAGAGTAGGGTTGGAAGAAGGTGAGCACGGAATTAGACTTGACATACGTGAATCTCACGGACGTAGCACGATTAGCTACAATGATTCAGACTACGAGGATTAAATAAGATGTTTAAGATCAACGCAGTACAAAGATTGAAAGCTACTTCTAGAATTGAAGTTGACGCGGCTGGAGATGCATGGTGGAATTCTTTGTCTAAAGAGCAGCAAGACCAGTATCTAAAGCTCCACCCTAAGAGCAAGCATGGAAAAGGTTCAGGATCTTCTAAAGCACCCACTCAAAAGAAACGATTGGAAGAAGTTCCGAAGCTTGAAGACCTCTATCAATACAGTGATAAGTTTAGCCCTGAAAAGAACAGACAGGCTGAACAAGAGGCTAAGAAAGAAATCGAGCGCGTCAAAGAACAGAATAGAAAAGCTTCAGAAGAGAACAGAAAAGGATCTTCAGAGCGTCGTAACTATACTCAGGAAACTTTGAAGACGCATAGTCCAAAAGATGCGGGTTCTGCTTTCAAGAAGAGTCCAAAACTTCTGAGCAGCATAGTAGACAAGGCGACTCAACATAATCCTAAATACAGCAAGATGGATCCTGCGCAGAAGAAGAATGCGCTAAGAGAGGACCTGGGCAAATCCCCTTCACACCGTAAGAACTTTATGCAAACTGTCCTTAACACACTGAAGACGGATCGTTCTATGTCTCCAGAAGAACGTAAGAAGATGTGGAATAATGTGAAGGCTGTAAGTAGCACAAATGATCCTAAAGCCATCAAAGAGTTAGTCGACAGTATGTTCCGTTGAGGTCAAAATGTTTAAGATCAACGCTGCTTTTCGTCTCTTCGCTGATGCCCATCATGAGGCGGGAACAGCGTTGAAGACGATTTCAAAGATACTGGGTCCCCACTACGTTATCAATGAAGAAGGCGCAGAACAGATAGTAATCTGGCGCTCTTCGTTGTTCAAGGCCAAGTTAGTACTGGACACAGACGAAGACGTTATGGACTTCACGTTTTTGGATAAAGACAACGCTGGAGGCTTCAGTGCTGAGGGCTACAATGCGCAGTCTTTATTCAAGGACATCAAGTACAACGTAAGCCAGTTCAAACCGACAAAGAAATTGCGTCCGGAGATAATGGATTTGCGAGCACAATTTGGAGCCCTTTAATGAAACTCAGAATTAAATCAGCTACTAGGCTGAAGGCCAGTGAGGTCCTAGAGCACGACAAAGTCCTCCAAGAACTTAGAAACGCAATGTCGTTGTTACTAGGAAAGGGCATGCGCGAATCTGAACAAGAGGACGGAAACCGCCGTATCGTGTCTTTTAAAGGTCGATCATCTGCACAAGATGTAGGAGGTAATGATCTTCGTAGACTTCAGCAGGTTATGGGTGACTCAAAGACAGTGCTGACTATCCATGTAGAAGGTGGGATTCCCGTCTTTTCTTTTGAAATCGAGAACTAACATGCACGATAAACAGCAAGAACTAAGACAACTTCTCGTTCTATTTCTACAGGTCAACTGCGAACCGTCAGATGATCAGTTTCACGCTCTAGCTCATTCTTTAGGCTGCGACAAAGAGACGTTGGAATCCATTGCCTATGAGATGTTGGGTGAAGAAGTAGAGCACGAACACGAAGAACAGGATGAACAAGAACTGCATGAATTGGTGGAAGGTGTGTCTACGCATTTTCCAGAAGGTGAAGAAGTAGAGGATTTTGGTGTAGTCAACGCAGCATTCCGTTTGACCGTAACTGCTGGGATGGATGACGAATACGGAGAAGAAGGCCTGTCCGAGCAGCAGGAAGTTCTGCAAGGCGAGGGCGACACTTCTACTATGAATGCAGATGATCTGACGCTGATGGATGGTGCCCCTGTAGGTCAGTCTACAGATGATGAAATGCAGGACGCCGAACTGGTTGATGGCGTAGGCGAAGATGATACGGGTATTGGGTTCGAGGCCGATAAGACTATGCTCCTGAATGACGGAGCTCCTGCACTTCAGATGAAGAATGCTGCATTGGCTTCAGCACGAAGATTGACTGCCGCTCAAGAAATGGAAGTTTTCGGCAGGCCTGCCTCGCACCTTAGTAAGAAACGTGGGACTGCGGAACAACTAGCGAAGGTAGCAGATCATAAGCCCAATAAAGTTGTGGGTATTTCCATTGCCTCTCCAAAAGGAAAGCAGGGTTTCTGGTTTTTGGGAGGAGCTGCAGGTCTGAAGTTCAAGACTCCGATTAGATTTAAGAATACGCGGGGTGTAGTGGACTTTATAGGAGATATAGATAAAGAGGGTAATCTCGTACCCAAAAGTAAAGAGTCTGCGCACTTGGCCCAAGATGCTCGACCTTTCTACGTCTTTAAATAATCATGGCAAATCCCTTTTTATCGAATTTGGGCATCCCGCAAATTGATCAGGCCCGATCGCCTACGGTGAAAGGGTTTCCACAGGGATTGAACCCCAACAATGTAGCACAGTGGACTGCTGCAGTTCATGATCTGATTCCGACTGCGTCTTCTATAGAGGACTGGGGACAAGTTCTACACCGTTATGTAGAACTATGCGAAGATCGGGGCGTTTTTCCGTTCTCCAATACTCACGTAGATCATAACGACCAGATCATAAAGATCTTCCAGGTCGCTCGCAGGGATTTCGTACGCTTTGTGGACCGTCATGAGTTCTTCCATGATATGAGAATCAGGTCTACGCGCCGTTGCGTTCATCTTACGGATACGGGGTTCGTTCTTCAGGTGTACGCAAACGCTCGTATAGAAGATCCATCTTTTGTCACGTGGTTAGAACGGCTACCCAGTCCTCAAGTATTTCCGTTCGTGCGTGGACAAAATCGCTACGTCAAACGTCTATCTCACGCACTAGCGATCTTTGTAGAAAATCTAAGTTCCCACAACCCAGAGCACTGGAAGATCGGCTACGAGATTTCAGTACCATGCTTTCCAACTATACCAGGACAGGCGTTGCCCTCCAGACAAGAGATAGAGACCTTCATCCTCGAAGTTCTTTGGCAACCGCTACTACGCTCGATGAGACCAATCGGGATGGGGCATCGCCTCATCTAATTAAGCACTTACATACTATAGGGATTTTTATGGAAACGATCTTGAGTTTTATCGGCGGTGCGTATAAACTAATCATTGACGTACCTATCTTTGGAATAGGTGTCCTAATCGGTGGGTTCGGCTACCGCTATCTGTTGAAGAAGAATCCGGCCTTGCTGCAAAAGCTGGTTTCGTCAGTTGCGGCAGAGGCCCAGACGCTAGCTCAGGACGTGACTTCTGCAGCTAGCAAGTAAGAGCGGGTAGGAAGTGAACTAGTAAATAGTGTGGGTCACAAAGAAGAGATTCTAGGCATGTCCTGAATCTCTTCTCGCACTTTGATGCCCAAATGAAGGGCCACACAGTAGGCAATTTTATGGAAGTTTCGCTGAAAAGTTCACGTTCCTCACAATGACGGAGAGCCAAAAGATGGCTGATCTAAGACCAACAACAAACCTGGTTGTGCCTAAGGAGTTTGCGCTCCCTAGGGCCGACCAGAAGAAAGGATTCTTCTACGTATATTCTGGTGCGTACAAGGGTTCTGAAACTGCATTCATGACAGGCCTCTGGGCCTCTGTACTATTCCCTTCGATGTACAATGATCCTCGGTGGGGAAAGGTCAAGATGCGTGCGGCCGCAGAGCAGTTGTATAAACGCACGCCTTCAGGATTTCTCAAAGTTCAAAAGACTGGCGACAAGTTCCTGGTCTCCATTCCGTTGTTCCATTTTCCCAAGTACAGTGCTGCCGGCCTAGTGGATTTCATGGACAACTGGATGGTTGGAAATGCGCACACGAAGAAACGTGCAGATCTACCCGAAGGTACTGTAGACGAATTGCACAACTTCACGGCAGACCTAAATGAATTTGCGAAGGATGTAGATTCCGGGAAGGTGATTCCAGCGCAGAAGGTCATCGAGGCTATGAAACTCGATGCAATCGGTAGTGCGGCCCTGAAAAACTGCCTCCAAGGGGTTCGTGTTGCAGTGCGCGGAAACCTTTGCGTGATCTTCGCTGATTTCGTGATCTCTAAAATAGAGGCTGAGCGTCTGACAATCACGCCTTGGGCTAGAATACGGAATATCGACATATACCCGCTTCTCCTCCATTGGATGAAAGCGGGTTTCGGTGCTCGGGGTACTGTTCCTCTCGCTTCGTTCTCCGTCTCCTCTGTAGTCTTTTCACTGCCGGCCTCTCACGTAGAAAGCGCCCGAGTCAATGATCTTGGGTTGTCTATAGGTCCGGACGGTAAGCCCTACTACATTCCTCGTTCCATTGACAAGGCACAGACTGTCTCTTACGAGGACAAGTACACTGCAGCAGGTCAACAGGAGGATGGTTCTTTTGCATTCCATACTCTTAAAGAGGGTGCGGAGACTTTAGAATCCGGGAAGGAAATACATAATAAGCTCCCGAAGAACATGGTGGTTGCTGTAGATTGGTTGAATAACAAGTACTCGTACACCAATACAGAAGGTGGGCTGACTGTCGAAGACTTGACGCGGTTCCAACCTGCCAATGCTTCCCATCTCATGGAAGTGCTGGATCGTACCTTGTTGACAACCAAGGAAATCACGTGGTTCTTGAACATGGGAGAGGCCGCTGGAGTTCCGCGCTCAGAGTTCCATGCACTGCCAAAAGATTTTGACGAAGTATCAGAGCAGTTTAAGGGTGCATTGGAGCAAGTAGCCGGAAATCCTTTGGACTGGTTTGAGACCGTTAGCCGTATCTGGATTTCACTCAATGGTCCAGATTCCAAGCTTCATATGTCTGATATAACGGAGAAGGGGTTTCCTCCACTTGGTGCTCTAGCTAGATTCTTTAAGCGCATAGAGACCTCAGTCAAAGAGAATATTGAGGCGGTGTACACCAAATATTCGGTCTCCACTGTTATGTCCATGTTCCCTTGGTTGGTAATGATCGCCAACTATACGGATAACATGGAACATCTTCGAGCAGATGCTTATAAGATCCGGGGTCCCGCGATCAATCAGAAGGTGGATCCTGATTGGAAGATGCCTTCGGTGCCCTTGATCAAGAACGATATGGGGCTGCTTCCTCACCAGATGAAGATCAACAATCTGATGAAGGACGATCCTGATCTAGCCATCCTGCCAGTACAGGCCGGGGGCGGCAAGTCCCCGTTGCTATTGATAGATATTCTGTTGCGGTTCAAAGACAATGAAAATGCACCTTATCTAGTTCTGTGTCCGAACCACTTGGTACCGAACTACGTCAAGGAAGCTGTGTACTTTACCGACGGCAAACTAAACGTTATCGCCATAACAAACGTGGCTATCCGACAGAATGGATGGCCGAGGTTGCAGAAGATTTGCGAAGCTGCCCCTAGAAATACTGTAGTGGTAGTGGCCCTGGATACATTGCGGTACCGAGCACGGAATGTTAGTTATGGTACTGAGCCTACTACCATTTTCCCTGTCATTGATTTCCTGCGGCAGTTCAAGTTCCAGTACGTTGCAGTAGACGAAGCTCATAAAATCAAGGGCAAGACCGCACGAAACAAATCGGTCATGGCACTCCTGGCCGACATTCCTAAGAAGCGTCTGGCCTCTGGTACCTTTGCTCATGATAGTGCTTCGGATCTGGCACCCATCATAGCGGCACTGGATCCTACGGTATTCGGCACGAAAGAGGAATTCAACGCCGAATATGGTGAAGTGGTACGAGGCGATCGAGTTGTAGAGTGGAAGAAAGGCGCCGAGCTCAAAATCATGGAGAAGATCAAATCTCGAGTGGTTGTGGCCGGGGCTATGCGAAAAGAGTGGGCAGCGTTCCTGCCTAAACGGGTAGAAAAAGTCTTTGGTGTAGAACTGACGGGCCCTCAGCAGGCTGTGTATAACGATTTGTTGGCTGCCACTATTGATCAGATCGAACAGGATGCCAAGACTAAAAAGCAGTTAGGTAAGTTGTTGGGTAAGAAGGGAAGTGCAGAGGACGAAGAATCTGAAGATGAGGTCGAGGGCGAAACCGAAGAACAGAAAGATGCAGACGAAGAGGAAGGCGAAGATCTAGCCTCAATGTTGAATCCGTACTTGGCCCGCCTTGAACAGTTCCTAATAGCCCCGGGATCAGATCCACTGGGTAAGGCCATTCTCCGGGGTGAAGATCTTCTGTCACCAAAGGTTGCCAAGTGCTATGAGCGTATTCGCCTTCACTTGTTTGGTGGAGGGGTGCGTAATCAGAAGACAGGACAGATGGAACCTTATGGTCCGTTTCCTGGAAAGGTTTTGGTCTTCGTCAACCAGATTGAAGCTGCAGAGGAAGTATTCAACAAAGCTCCTGCGGATCTGAAAAAGCTGGGTTTGCTCTATAAGGCCTCGGACAAAGTAGAACTTCTCTCCGAGTTGGAAAACAACCCCAACAAGCGCTGGATGGTAGGTGTTGTCCAGTCAATGGAAGAGGGGTTGAATCTACAAGTTGGGGCTCGTATTGTACGGTTATCAAGTCCATGGAACCCCGGTAACTTAGAGCAGTCGAATTCACGTATTGAACGTCCTGAGTTTAAGAAGCAAGAGACTCGTAGTCAAGTGTTCTTCGATACAATAGTTGCTGACCACACGTACGACATTACGAAGCAATCCCGGTTGATTGCAAAGGTCATTGCGGCCGCCAAGTTCGAGAACACGGATAACCCTGCCTATGAGGAAATTCCTAAAGTTCGTGTTATCCCCATGAACTTGGAAACCATCCAGACTTTGAACTCCTGGCGGTACGTGTCGGAGGAGAATCCAGGTCTTGAAGAATATCTGCAGGCTCAGCAGCTTTATGAGAAGGTACGCAATGACGACTATGAGGATTATAAAGAGGCCTATATAGCGAAACATGGTTCCGGCCCTGTCATGACTTCTATAGGACAGGCGCCTACACCCCCTGATGCGAAACTGTTGTTACGTACTCCATATGTCCCGGGCTTGGGTTTGTACAGCGAAAAAGAACTTGGACTAGTTCGTTTGGACGAATACCTGAATCTTCCCCCTGAAGTAGGTGAAGATGAAGAGCAGGAGCAAGATGAAGGGGACGAAGAATCAGAGGAAGGCCAGGACGAATACTACAGTGATGCAGAGCGTGCTGAACGTGCAGCTGCTTTGAAAGATCAATTGGTCCACACAGAATATGGAGACGGGTACATATCAAGAGGTCTGAGTCCTCGAGGTAAGTTCGTGTCGATAGAGTTGCTCAATGGATATCGCGCACGAGCCAGACGTTCCCAGGTCTTTTTGGTTACGCGTACTCTGACTTCGAATAAGGATATCAAGAACCTTATCGCCCGAGCAATTGGAAAGATGCCCCATGCTATTCCAGAAGATGTACCTGCAGCATTCTGGAGAGCGTCTAAGCGGGCAGAGGAACTGAGAAAGATTCATGAGCGGAAGTTCGGCAAGCGCACAGTGGAGCAGGCTGAACAACCTATGCCAACTCCTGTGACTCCTAAGCAGAAGCAAGCTCAAGAGGTGCCGAAGAAGGCAGATGCTATTCAGCTCACGATATTTGTCAGTAATGGATTTTTGGGCATTGATTACCTACTAGATGAAGAACAAGGAGATGTTATTCGCGTTCTACAAAGTCTTGGTTTCCGCACCACTCCGTCGTACTACTACGCACAGATGAAGAACGCAAATCATATGCGTAATCAGTTCAACCTGTGGGCTGAAAAGGGGTTGAAGCCGGATCCTACTATTGTGAAGCAGGGCATTGGAGACGCGATCAATGGTGCAGCTCAGTTGATGAAGTCAGGTCAGCTGAAAAATCACGTAGAAGTCTTCAAGTTGACTAAGGGTACTCAAGTTCGTAACTTCTACACACAAGAGCAGAAGCCGTCCAAGGACAGCATGACGTTCAAACCGTACCCGATTCTGCAAGACGGCAAGATGTTCATTGCACTTCCTCAGAATCAAGCGGGTTCCAGGACGGCCATGAAGTTCCGTCGTCCTCTCACCAAGTGGGTAACTAGCGATCCTGCAATGGCCTACTTCGGTACGGTTCAACAAGTGGTTAAGGCCATCAAGGATATTCGAGCAGCAGGAATAACGATTTCGAATATCAAGGAACTGGATCAGCAGGTTACGAAGTTGAAGCCCATGAAGTTCCGTCATATTGAGGATTTCTTCGAAGCTGCTGATACGACGCCTGCAGAGGTTCGACAGGATAAGGAGATTCGCAAGCGGGAAGCGCCTGTGAAGAAAGGTCCTGCAACACCCAAAGAATCTCCTAAGGTCAAACCTCAAGATGTAGTGAAGCCCAAGAAGAAGTTGAAGGTGCCAAAAGAGTTTGAAGACGAAAACTATTAATTTGATGGAGTAGGTGGAAGCCCGGCTTCCACCCTCTCTTTTAGGAGTACACTATGTACAGTAACGCAGTGGCAATTATTAGATCGTTCTGTAAAGCTAACGGGCACCCGGTCTCTACGTCAGCTGACCTGCAGTGGCATGAAATCGAGGCTTTCGCTTCAGTATCGAAAGCTCAATATAGGGCGCTGCCCAACCATGTAAAGATCGCTATGACTCCAGATGCGACGGCCACGCCATCTGCACCTTTGGTTTATGCCACACCCGGAGTTGGCGCCCCTGTAGTTTTGAACGTGCATACACCGGTGCCGCCTGCACTTAACACCCAGATAGAAGCCTATCAGGCAAGTCCCCTCTAAAAGGTGATATATGATTAAGATCAATGCGGCACAAAGATTGAAAGCTACGAGTCGTCCTCCAGCAGTACAGAAATTGTTTAAGAAAATAAAAGAAATTTTCAGTACGGGTACTATTAATGTATCTGAAGATACTATGGATGCGTGGTTGCGCGGAGGATACCCCGCTCATAGTTCCACGGCCAAAGAAGTAGAAAGACTTGTAAAGAACTTGCGATATAAGAATATCGATCTAATAGGTGAGTATGACGACAATTTAGAAGATGCTCTTAAAGAAGGTGCGTTCGGATCTTTTACAAAGCAAGAAATTAATCAGATTATGGATTACGCTAACGACTAACGTACCTGAACCAGGTTCTTATTTATAGTAGAGTGAGGTCAATAAAATGAACGTACAATTCCAAACTGCCGTCAAGAAACTCTTGCAAGAATACGGCCACAAGATCGAAGAAGACGCTGTTCTTGCTGGCGCACACATCTCGCACTTCATCGAAATCGCAGTTCATAAATTCGGTGCAAGTACGCAACAGGCCGCACAAGGTCTGGCCTACCCGTCTCAGCTTCCCCGACTTCTTCTAGAAAAGCTGGAATCTCTGATGAAGGACATTCCAGTAGAAATCGAGAAAGTAGAGAAGAAGATCGAATCTATCATCAAACCTGTTTCGGCTCCAGTACAACCTCCTGTAGTGCAACCTGCACCTGAGACGCCGACTACTACATCTTCAACGGATAAAGGCGAGATGTCTTTCTCTGTAACGGAGTAAGACAATGGGAGCCAAAGTACTGGGCAATCATGGCCCTTATTTCATGAATGGGATTACGGGATCTGGAACTAGAAATATCGCAGATGGTTCTATAGGTTGGAACCAGATTATGGGCAAGGCCGGGGACTGGGTTGTTCTAGGCGCCAGCGAAATTCATAGTCGTGATCAAGTCCAGCGTGGATATTTCTTCCAAGGGGACGGGAACGCAGCAGCAACTATTGAGATGACGCTGGCTAATGAAGGAACTGCCAAAGATCCGACTATGCAATCTGTTGTACCCTGGGTGTCGGCCTCAACTTTGGGTGCCACTATGACTAATGTACCGGCCAGCCTTTCTGGTACCAACATTTATTGGCATTTGGGCGCATTCTCTGCCGTGAAGATCACGTTCACTGCTCCAGGCAACATCTGGATTGTCTCTCGCTAAGGATCAATCATGCGAAGACTTCCTAAAGCGTATTACGAAGATCGGGGTTTTAAAACTCGTGCTCAACTTAGAGCCTCTTCAAGTCAGATAATTGTTTCATCTTCTATTGAAGAGTCTCTAGAACACAATCAAGTTTCAGATGTTCAGCACGCCATTGAAACAGTGGACGCGGAAAAAGATCAATCTCTGGTCCAGCATTTAGATTTTGCAACGTGGTTGCCCTTCGCTGCTAAGGTCTATAACATCTCGCCTCACATTGAAGATTACATCTTGGTCTCAACTGTAATCTGCCCTTCTGAGATCCCGAATCGGAATGGTATAGCATTTCCTACTTCGGAGTTGGCAAAGTTTCAACCACCCCCAATGAACCGAATGGTTTATAAAGCGTGGACGGGATGCCCCATTCATTCTGAGCACGACAACGAAGTACATGAACGTGCATACGGAGTGATCTTCGATTCTTCGTTTCACAAGGTTCAAGGGTACGGAGGTGGCAAGCTCTGGAAGGTAATGGGCCTGAACGGTATTGACAAGCAGAAATATCCAGACATGGCTCAACGTGTTCTGAATAAAGAAGTCAATACGTATTCTATGGGAGCCCTAGTTGATTACTTCCAGTGCGGGTACTGTGGTGCTGAGTGCCATTCGAAGTTTGTGTGCCCCCATATCAAGAGTATCCAAGATGTGAATTGGGACGTGCATCGAGATTGGGAAGGCAACTCTCACTTGTCGTTCTTGAACGCTTTTGGTATCAGCCCAATCGAGTGCAGTATTGTCGAAGATCCTGCATGGGCGCCAGCCTTGTCGGATACTGTATTCGAGATGGACGAATCGGTTCGTCCTTGGGACCAAGGGAAAGAAGTACCAGATGTGCGAAGAGCTGTAGAGCGAGAAAACGCTATCGACAAGATGGGTCGTTCTATATTTGATCAATTTCCAATGAAGTGGTGATCTATGTTTAAGATCAACTCCGTCACTCGTCTTTTAGCTTCTGATTCGAAGTTCAAAGTAGTGAAGCAGGGTCTAGTCGACTGGCAAGTACTGAAAGACGGAGAGCCCTACGCGTGGATTACCAATAACAAAGGTAGTAGGATGTATACGGTGACTTTCAAGCATCTTTCTGGGGAGTATCCAGGATTCAGGAATCTCACCGACGCAAAGAAATTTGCTACTACCTAAATAAACCCCTAGCGCTTAACCGGCCTAGGGGTTTTATTTTGTCTGCACTCAAGGTCTGGGCGTGCAATGCGCCAGTTTTCTTCTGACCTAAATTTCCATTCCTGAACAGTTCGCAATTTAATTCCAAGCAAGAATCGAAAGGCGCGCGCCCCTCCATTCTTAGCTTTTTCACTTTTAAGGAGCGTTACATGGCGATCGGCACGAAGAAAAAACGTATCCTCGCAGCGGAGGCTAAGGACACATTTCCGCAAGCGACTACGCACTTTCCGAACGAAACGACTAAGCCTGAAGAAGAGTCAGGTTTTGAAGTTCGTAATCAACAGGAATGGAATGACATTTTGATTGACCCAGATGTCGAAGGAGGAGACACTCACTTCCGCAACGAAGAGCAGTTCAACAAAGAATCGAGCAAGCGAGTAGCTGCAGGTGCTGACAAACCCGTCAAAACCAAGGCCACTACTAAAGACTCGAAGAAGATTGAAGCTCTCTTGGCTAACGCAGCTGGTAAGTCCGCTAAGCGTATGACCAAGGCCGAGCACATCGATATTGGCGAAGACGAAGCTGAAGGTTACGACGAAGAGCTAGGTGAAGACCATGACTCAACGTTCAGCGCCGGAGATGAGGATTCAGGTGTTGAAGCCGCCTTCGAAGATGAAGATGAGCGTGCCGAAATGCAACGTCGCAAACGCAAGCCGGAAGAAGCCTCTAAGAAGAAAGTCAAGGCCAACGAGGATTGCGAAGAGGGCCCGCAAGCTACTACGCATTTCCCCAATGGCGACGAAGAGCCCGCAGACGGTTATCTTACTGTCGGTGAAGTCGACGACGAAGAGTTCGAAGATGAAGACGACATGGAAGTAGACGCGGATTCACTGGAGTACGGTGAAGCTCCTCAGCAATCGCTTATGGATGAAACTGAAGACCACGAACTGAATGCTGAGTTCGAGGAATTCGAAGGCGAAGAGCACGCAGAGGGCGAACCCGAAGAAGTAGAAGAGGAAGCTCTAGAAGACGAAGAACATGAAGTCGGCGCTGCTGACGCCATGGATCTGACGGACGTCGATGGGATGGACGATGAAGGTGATGACACCGTGTTTGCTTCGGTTGGTATGAAGCTTCACGTCATTAAAGGCAACCGCATTATCGCTTCAATGGGTAAGAAAACTGCAACCAAGGCTGGTGTTCAGGACGTTTATCTGTCGGAACAATTCGAACTCGCAACTGCAGCTGAAATGTCCAAGCACGGTCTCCGTGCAGGTTTAAAGAAGCAAGGTTTCACGATGGCCAAGGTCAACGTAGCTCGTAATGAAGTTCTAAACAAGCGCGTTGAACTGAAAGCCCGTCAAGTAACTGCGGCTGTCCGTCGTGCACAGTCGAATTCCAACGAAGCTCTCGGCCAGTGTTTGGCTATTGCAGCAGTAGGTATCAATCGCCAGTATTTCAAGGACACGCGCAATGAACTGCGTGCGGCCATGGAAGAAGAGTTGGAAGCAGCAGGTGTTCGTGGTGCTTCACGTCTGGTTCGTCGCGTATTTGCTTCGAAGGGTATTGATTATGCTAAGTCGATTCTGACTCTGGCTAACAAGTTGGTCAATATGCCCGAAGAAGCACGCAATGCGTTTGCAGAAGCATTGGATATGACTAGCGATGGTGAAATCGATGAAGACGAAGATATGTACGGTGACTCGTCGACTCCTGATTTCGTCAACGAAGAGCATGAAGAACTGGATGAGGACGGTGACGAGTTTGTAGACACGTTTGAGGTCGAAGACGAGGCTCCGGAGACTATTCACGCTGCACTTCTCCAACCTCTGCGTCCTACTAAGAATCGTGTACAGGCTAGTTCAAAGACGTACTCGCCGACGGCACAGTCTGTTCTTGATGGATCATTCCGTTTTTAACCATTTCACCCCAAACGTAATTTGATGTTGTGCAGGTGGTGTTAAATACTGCATCACCTGCTATTACAGCATTAAAGAATTCGCAGGTTCAGGGTCTTCGGGCCTAAAGAAAAATCCATAGGAGAAATTAGATGATCTCTCGTCCTCTGACTCGAGTTGTTAACTCGATCGAAATGAATGTTATGAGCACGCCGCAAGTGCCTTATCCGGCCTTTGCGGAAGGTATGGCGTTGGTCCGTACGAACGGCCAACAAACCAAAGGTGTCAGCCCTTCGACGGGTACTGCCACTGATATTTTCGTCGGTTTTTCGTTTGCTGGTACGTCGGCTTATCCTTTCCAAGAAAACTTCTTCAACAAAGTAGAAACCTTTGTTGTTCAAGGTGGTCAGGTTAGCCTGTCGTTCGTTCCGGTTGGTGCAGGTACGACGCCCCAAGTTGAAATCTTTGATGTAACGACTCAAACGCCAGTTACCACGTTCACCACGACGGCAGGTTCGACTGTTGTCTCAGGTCTTACGACGGGCGACACAGTTAACGTTACGTATAAGTTTGCTACGTCGGTCATTCAAGAAGTTGCTCTGGTTGGTAATGTGCAACCTGGTGGTTATTCAGGCGCAATCGTAGGTCAAATCGGTGTTATTACGCGTGGTGTTGTTTACACGACGGAATTCGATGCTTCAGTAGATTGGGATACGGTTACGACCAACGTTCCAGGCGTTGCACTTGCTGCCACGGATATCGTTCTGGGTGCAAACGGTCAACTGACTACGCACGCAAAGGCTGCCACGGGTAATGCTTTCCCTGGGTTTATCGTTCACTCGCCGGATCAGTTGTACCCGTTCCTCGGCGTTGAGTTCTCGGCTATTGCCTAACCCACGTTCCAGAATAAGTTGAATAGGAGTTTATAAAATGGTCCGTCAAAAAGTTAAGGTCCGCGCTTCTAAGAAGCCTATGATCGCTGCGACCGAATACAAACACGATGGTTCTTCGGAACGCATGGTTGGTTCTAACGGTGAACTTAATGCTTCGTCAAAGAAGGATCTGTTTAGCCGCCAAGCTGCTTTCGTTGCTGCCGCTTCGCAGGGTAAGATCGTTGCTAATGAGGTGTTTGCCTCAGCTGAGAAGTTCCAAGACGTTCGTAAGGAACTTGTCCAAGCAGCGTTCAATGATAAAGAAGCCTATCGCGTTCTCGGTGAGCGCATGGCTGACAGTCTGTATCAAACGTGTAATCGTCAGGGTTTTGCCCGTAAGTAGCTGACGAAGATCACTGTTGAGCAGGG